AACCTCAGAAATCCATTCAACAATCTCAGGGAATGTGTCAAACCAAGTACCAATATATGCTCTCGCCTCGTCAACTGGCATTGTGTACATCTGAGCAAACGACTCCGCTGATTGCAGGTAGCACACTCCGAAGTTGATATTCTTGCTTTTGACATATTCTTCCTTAGTGTAGTTCTCACCGTAGAACTTAGCGGCTGTTTCTTTATGCAATGAACGTGCGCTATCCTTGTAAATCTGCTGCATAGCCTTACTACCACTCATGTCGGCTATGAACCTTAGTTCGGCTTGAGAGTAGTCGGCGCTGACTATGAGATTACCCGGCGAAGGGTAGAAAAGACCTCTGACACCAGGTATAACATCTCTAGCTTCTCTTGTGATGTTCTGGAAGTTTGGATTTCTTGAGCTAGTACGTCCGGTAACTGTTCCGCAAGGATTAAACTCACAGTAAAGGCGTCCGTCTGTTGTCCTTTTGATGAGTCCCTCAATGAAAGTTCCGCGCTGAGTTTCGATAGAGCGGAAACGATCATAGACTGTTGCAAACTCGATAAGCTTGTCTCTTGCTCTTGGCTTAGAGTCGAACCGACCTTCTCTAATCTCACGTCGAACATCTTTATCGAAGCCAGTCTGCCGTTTCTTCTTGCCACTATCACGAAGCTTGTGTTTGAGTCCCCACTGTTCATATACAATCGCCCTTGTCTGCTTAGTGGACATTGGGTTGTAAAGCTCGGCACCTGCGATCTTACCTAGTTCACCCGTCAATTCACGTAGAAGCGGTATAACCACTTCCTCGTTCAAGTCTGCTGCCTTCTCTGCGTCGTATACGAAGCCCCGTCGCTCTATGTCCGTAAGCGCATTGAAGAACGGTACGTACTGACGGCGGTAGAGTTCCTCTACTTCGTCCTCAACGATCTTCTCTTTCAAGACATTGAATAGCTGAAGAGTGCCGCCAGTGTCAGTACCGTTATAATTGAGAAGCTCGTATATATCGTCAGGTAGCACACCGGTTTCTTTATACCTATCGACTGACTCGGGTTCGTAGTTAGGCCACCCAAGGTACAGACGAAGCAGATAACCCAAGCTATGAGTACCGGGGCGCTCATCAAGAACGTAAGACATAGCGAAAGTATCGTGGCTAATGTGCCCATTGATACCATTGTCCTTAAGTAGCTTAACATCGTAGATGCCGTTATGCCACACGTAATCAATAGGTCTAGTCCATAGCTCTTTAAGCTCTGACCAGCATTCTTCTATAGACTTGCGCGTGAACACGTAAGCATGGTCTTCCTTGAACGAGAACCCTGCACACTCTATATGCGGCCTGTGACCTTCAAGGTCAGAAGCAAGAAGCTCTCTGCTACTAAGGTCACGGATAGCAGCCAGAGCAGACCTTCGACTATCAAGAACATCAACGTTAGGGAGTGTGAGAGGCGGAGGAGGATTGAGTGCCAAACGAAAGTCAGCGACCAAGTTAGGGAAGTTATCGCTATCACGGATGACAGCAGCAGGGTTGTTTGTGACAATGACCCGCTGTAGTCTTGCACCGTCGCCAATACGGTCATGTACGATACCTCTACCTTTTTGCAGGGTTGACTTAACTATCTCTCTTGCCGGTTCTGCGCCTGCTGCGATGATGGTCTTAGCGGTAGCGAGGTCAGCGTCGAGTCTAGGCTTACAACGCTTGATAGCCTCTTTCGGCGGGTCTTCCGTTTCGCACAGTACGATGTTCGTAGTCTTGATCTGTTCACGCTTGTAACCGTTCTCTTCAAGCAGATGATCTACAACCACGCCGCTCATGCCTGCGAAGGGAAAACCTTTTTCCACATCTTTACGCCCTGGACTACGACTAACTAGTACAACCTCAGCATCCTCCGGGCCGGTGGTGTAAGCAGCGTCTTTGCGCTGCAACGGGCAGCCGTCACAATCTGCGAGAGGATGCTTATTCGTCATGGCTGTGGCTTGGGGTAGATGATATCGCGTAGATTGGGCTGAAAGAAACCGTCGCCTTTAATGACCTTACCGTACTCGTCGCGGTGAACGGTACCGTCCTCGTCAACCTTGCTCATGTTGCTAAGGTGAACTTCACGGAAGCACTTGTCGAGCGGAATACCGAATGATACCGCTGTACCACACAGCACGTAGATAAGGTCACAGATAGCGTCTGCGTATTCAACGAGGTTCTCGTCTACCCATGCGTCTTCCAGCTCTTTCCACTCTTCTACGTGCAAACGCTGTCTGAGCGTGAACAGTGCTTCTTGCTCGTCGTTCTCATGCGAGAAGTCGATAGCGTGGTGCTGAACGTGAAGACCGAACTTCTCATGGAACTCTCTTACCATCTCAAACATGGTCATCATCGTTGTCCTCTTGCTCCTGCTCAGTAGGTTCATCCTGCTTGAACGATCTAAACATGCCTTCGTAGAATGCGGCTACGATTGCGGCAGCTTCGATCATAGACGCTCCATCACTTCTAGCACCTCTAAAAATCATAAGAGCCTGACGACCTGTATCCTGCCACAGTATGTTATCTTCGATGTTAGTGATTGGATCAGTCACTAGCTCAGCTCCTGAATGATCGTGGTTGCGAGGCGCATAAGCTTACTCTTGGCATCCTCAACACTAATAGAGGACAAAGCGTAAAAGACCCAATAGCCACCTTCACTGTTGTAGTCGATGCGCCAGTTAGGTGCGTCAAGAGGAATTTTCAAGTAGACTTCGTGCCTAGAGCTTTCGGCGATAAGTGGCTTACGTTCAAATTCTTCTGGCTTAGCCATTATGGATGCTGCCTCCCATGCTTGTTGCGCTTACCGCGACGAGAGTGCGTAGGACGGTCACGGCCTGGGCCTTGCCGAGTTGTCAGTTCAAGATAGAGAAATGCATCGGCAGTAGGTTTATCCTTGAACTTCTGCGGAACGGCTTTCTTACTCTTCATAGTATTGACTCTCCGGTGGCTCGGGTACCAGCTCGTTGAAGATGTGCGGCAGACCTAGCGCAGTAAGCAACTTGTCTGCTGTATCGGTTCTAACCATGTCCTGCTTGTTATTCAGGATACGAACGATAGAACCCTCGGATATCCCTGCATTGTCAGCTAGCGCACCTAGCGTTCGTCCCATGTCTACCCACTCTTGGATATAAGGCCGCAGGTCTGAGCAGAGAACACCTTTATATATGTTTCCGTTCTTAGCTATCTTCACGGTAGTCCTATACCTCAACTGTTTCTCTAGTTGACTGATACGTTCTTCCGTAGCTGAGTGCAGCTTACGGAGAGTTTGTAGTTCCTCTAGTATCTGCTTGTTATTGTCCAACGGAGGGGATCGGCAAGCTACTGACGATTTCCTGCATGACGGCTTCCAACCTGCTGTGGAGGTTTTCGATAGTACCGTTGTTTACGACGATGTAGTGGACGAGTTCTTCGTCTAGCCCTGCTTCGCTAACGTGTACATCTGGCCCTTGAACTGTGTCGCGTATAATCTCAATAACGTAGTCGCACAGTGTAACTTCGTTATTGAAGCGAACGTCGCTGATGACGTAGTTGTCCCTCATCGTGCCTTCGTCCATCCGGCGCTTAAGCTGGTCAACCCAGAAGCTAGGCCCAAAGATATTCCTACCCATCTCAGTGCCGAAACGCTGAAGGAACGTTCTCAACGGCATATCAGTCATATGATCGTAAGCGCCGAGGATTGTCTCATGTTGCACTTCAAACCGGATGCGAGCACGGTTGTTGTTCTTATACCTATCCATGTACTCCACAGGGATATCGAACAACTCAGCAGCAGCTTCCTTAAGTACATCAGCATAGGCAACCCTGGTAAACCCGTACTTGTCTACGAAGTACTGAGCGGCGGTGTCCTTGCCTGTACCCTTACGACCTGTAAACCCAATGACCATTACAAGTCTCCGAAGTAGAGAATTGCAAAAAGAGCAGCACCGATCAGAATTGCGAAGATCAAGTCACGTACGGTGATAAGCAGGATACCCTGCCAACTGTCTCTATCGTAGCTTTTAGACATTAATCGCCTTTCTCTTGTAGGGCAGCGCGAGCGATCTTTGTAGCTGCACTAGGCTCCCGCTCGATCTCCCGCAGCGCCGCTTCTAACCGAGCTATATGGTTGTACACGTACTTAACGTCTTTGTTGAAGTGAGGCTCGTCAGGGCCACGAAGACGTATACGACCAAGCGCAATTTGCCAGTGTCTCACTACTTGAACCCACCATGCTTAGTGTATTCCTTCTTGGTAGTATCCTTCACTCGCATGCCAAGCTCACTAGCAACTCTATTAGCAGCGCGCATGGCATTAGACTTGCTGAAGTAAGCCTCGCTCACTGACAGGTCTTCCTCGTTAGCAGCAACGATAACGTAGTAGTACCTGTTAAGCGGATTCAGGCTCTTGTTCTTACGAACTTCGATACGCATAGTTTGCTCCTTTACCGAGCGATGATGATACCGCTGTTGGGAGTTGTCACACCCTGAGTGATCTTGGCCTTGGTGATACCACTACGAAGGTCTTGCAGTTTAGTGAGGAATCGACGGCGGTAACGGTCGTTGAAGTCTTCAATGTCGATGACTTCCATTTCGATTAGAACGTTAACGACCGTCATAAGCTGAACGTCCAGTGCGAAGATATCGTGTTCAACCGCACCAGGGTTAAGACCCAACTGGTTCCAGTTAGCGACTTCCTCATTGAGTGCGTCAATCAATTCTTGCCCACCAAGCTCAGTAACCGTTTCTGCGTCCTTAACCTCTGGACGGCTGCGAGTACCTGGGACTTTGCCTACGTCGGCCATATCCTAATACCCCTTCCTTCCTTCTTAATGCGGATATCACCGCGTTGAATGAGAGTTTCCAAGATGTTGTCGATATCACGCGCCCACAGCTTATGGTTCTGCATGAGTTCAGACTTGGTAACACCGGGCTTGTTCTTCACGGACTTAAGGAGCTTCTGAAGCTGATGCTCGCTCTGTGTGCGACCAGCGTTGTGGAGCAGTGCAACAGAGTCCTGACCCCACCGCTGGATATAACGTGCAGCGTTGGTCATATCAACGTCAGTGACCTTAATCGTGTCATCCTTCCCAGGGTTCTGACGTACCGCAGCAAGCAGTACCCCGAGCTTCAGACAACTAAACGCCATACGAATGAACGTAGGCACAGCAAGGTCTTTCATCGCTGAGTTGTTCGCTTCGTAAGTAAGCGTGCTTTCGATGTGATTGAACAATTCCCAGGCTTTCGTAGTTAGATGTGCTTCCTGCTTGATCGGGATAGTCAGCTTGTTACCGAGCAAGTTGCCGTACTTGGTGTAGTTGGTATGAACCTCTACAAGCTGGTCTACGATCTTCTCCCTACGGTCAACGTTCGCTGTGGTCGGTGGGCCTGTAAGCCTCATACGTGACAGGTCGGCTTCCCCTGACACTACGAGGAAACGTGGTAAGAACCCGCTTAGGACATACGACTCGTTAACGAGTTCGTAGACCCTATCGCGGATACCCCCTCCAAAGAAGATAAATACCGGGTTAGTGACAGTGATGGTGTCACGCCGTAGCATTCGCGTGAGAAACGCTGGACTGTCGTATAGCAAAGTAAGAGTCTCTGGAAAGCCTGCAAGGTAATCCTTCCTATTGATCTCGTCAAACAAACGAGACACTTCATCCATGTACATGAGACTCGTCTTATGTGGTCTACTGCTCAGACCCGACATAATACCCTCGGCGGTACCACCTGTCGCAAGCATGGTGTCGTCGTCCACGGTATTGATGATATCGGTAACCATCGTCATGGACGTACTCTTGCGCGCTAGTGAACTGTCGCCGAGTACCAACCCCCACAGGTTCGGGATGATGGTACCCCAGTTAGTCGGTATCTTGATGGTATCAGCAAGTGTTGCACTAAGCAGCATTGCAGCACCGAGTTCGTGGTACTGAGTCGGGGCATCGGTACTAGCACTAGCCCACTCTTTGTACACGTCGATGAAGCACTCGTTTCCGGCGTCGGGAGAAACCAGCTCAGGCATCTTAAGCATGCTCTTGGCATCCATGATGGTAACGAGCTTACGATGCTGTACATCGTTCTTCAGCACGTCACGCCATAGATGCTTCGGGTGCCTGCGATCCCGAGCGTACTTGTTGCATGCAGCAGTTGAAGCGATAGTGTACGCCTCAACGGTAGTCATACCCGCTTCGATGCAAATGGAGATTAGCCGCCATAGCAACCCTGACCAGTTCTCGTCAGGATCGGGCGGTGTTGTATACAACGACGCAAACGCTGTCTTGCCGAGGTCAACCTGATACTTGTAGAGAATGCTGTCTACCGTGGGTAGCTTGTCAGCATCAGGGAACGGCTCATCGAATACGTCGTCACCGGTATCTTCTCTAAGAGCGTCAACTTCCATCTGCTCAAACACGTCGCTATCGACCGGCGTTTCCGTAGCCGACAACAACAGCACTTCAGCAGGATCATCGTAGTTGTAGTTGTAAGTGAGTGGAACCCTCAACAACTGAGTCAAGTCCCAACCACTAGGATCAGCCCCGTTACTGTTGTAAGCGTAGGCGATACGCTTACTGTAGTCTTCCTGCACGTCCGGCGGTACTGTGCTATCCAACCTCCACAGTGCTTGGTACCGCGAAGGTGAAGATTGCAGGACTACGCTTGGATACGGGTTAACGTACTCAGGCTTGCATGTATCGAGGTCAGCCCATACCAACCGGCCAGGTAGACAGTGTTCCTTCCGTCGGGTCTTATCGTCCAACAGGCTAGTACAGAAGTAAACGTTATTACCTGTTGTGTTCTTTTCGATATAGTCCAGCGCGTTCTTCTTTTCCGTGGGCCAATCGAAGAATCTCTGCTTCAGCTTTCGCTGCGCCTGCTTCGGGTCGATAAGACCAATACAAAGGTAGCCGTTATCGCTACCAAATAGGTAGTCGAAGAACGTGCTACGAATCTCTGTCTGTTTAGTCGGCATAGGACAGGGACATGGCTAAGGGGTCACCCGAAGGTAACCCCTTTTACCATGCCTACCGATCTTGTTAGATCAGCGAGCTTCCTGCCGCCACTTCACTTCTAGGCTTGACAGCCTTCACGTCGTTGCTCGGCTCCCAACCCCTCTCAGGATTCCCAGGGTTAACAGCGAGCGTAACGCGGCACTCGCGCCCAACGAGGTCATCGAACTCAGGCTCGAACTCGGAGCTAACGACCTCAGACTCTTCAAAGCCAATAGCCATGAAGAACCTAGCGAGCATGCCGTCGAACATCGGCTTCTTGTCGTACTTCTTGCCGTCCACCTTCTCAGGTGCGATGATGAAAGAACGGAAGACACGGCGGTTATCGTACTCGCCACCGTCGATCTTGAACTGCACGTTGAGCATGTCAGTTCCGGCAGGCAGCTTAGCACCGTCAGAACCCTTGGTCTGCTTCATCGTGACTTCGTACACCGTCGCGTCGTACGTACCAGCCGGAAGCGGCTCAAAGCCCTTCAGGTCGGCCTGTGACATATTGAGATTAAGACCCAACTTTCCTCTCCTTTACTTGCCGTTGTTTGTGGCGTTGATCGTATGCCACATATCAGGAATGGTGGGATTAACGATAACCCCTACCATACTACCGTCCGAGTCCCTGCCAAGACTATCGGTGCGATCCTTGGCAATGACCTTCTCGCTTGCTGTGATCTGAAGAATCCTGTTCCTCACCGCACCATTCTTTTCCTCCTTAACACGCAACATTCCGACAATATCGAAGAACCCAGGAGCATCGGCACGCATCTTACCAGGCAGAGCCGGGTAGTATGACGTAACGTTGGTCTGCTCGTCCTTCACGCTACTGAGCAGTGTAGTCATAATGGTATGAACAGGCAAGTCCTTGTAACCACGGATGATACGCCGTAGTCGTTCCTGAGACTTACCCCACGCTCGTTGCGATGGAACGTCCTTATCGGTTCTTTCGGGCTGTCGGTTGTATTCCTCCTGCATCACGGTACGCATGTCCAGCTTCTGAAGTTCACTGAGGGAGTCAATGATGACTGTCTTGTAGCCTCCACCGTTATGCTTCTGAAGCTCGTCATGTACCTTGACGATGGTATCTATGTCGCGCACCTGAATCACGTCGATATCGGTTCTAGTCCGAAGCGACGTAACCCCGCCTTCAACGTCGAGGATTAGGATAGGTGCGGTATCAGGATGATCCGCAGCACTACCGGCTAGAACAGTCTTACCCACACCTGGCTCACCGTAAATGAGCAGGTTCATATAAGGCACACTCTCTGCCGGGGGCATAACACCTAGACTATCGCGCAACGCACTGTTAGCGGTTGGCTTAGTCTTTTGGGCTGTAGCTATGATTCACCTCCTTTCATACTTTAAGCAGTTCCATGAGCAGGTGTCCGATCTGCTGTCCACCCGAACTACCGTACTCAGCAAGCCAACAGTCGGTAAATCCATACATCTTGAAGTCGCCACCCTTATATCCCTCAAACACCTTATCGAGACAAGGCTTCACAACTTCAAGAGCTTCAGAAACCTTCTGAGCATGGGTAGGCTCAAACGCCAACTGATCGTAGTAGCCACGATACGAATGTGGTTTAGCGAATCCGACCTTAAGTACTGTATTGGGGTCTTCGTTCTCCAACCACTTAATCAGTTCTTCAAGACTGAAGTACGTCTTAATCGTTTCAGTAAGCATTACTCGTCTACCTCCCGTCCGTAATGGTGTTCGTTGTAGTAGCCCTTACAGAACTCACACCATACAAGACCTTCACGCGATGGAGCCTGGTTGACCGGCGCTTTGCGCTCGTTGTCCTTCTTAAGCAGAGCAGCAATAGTAGCGGGGTCAAGACTCGTCATCGTCTTCACCTATGATTACGACGTTTTCCATGTCAACCTTACCATTACCTATCGCACGAATAACACTGTTCTCTGTCACGATGACGGTAAGGTTCTTCATTTCGACATACCCAGGAGAAACGTACCCGATACCAACGTTCTCAGCAGGACAAAAGTCCTTCGGAGGCTTACCAAGTCTGAACCACCCTTTAACCCTATTCATCATCGTCGTCCATCAGTGCTATACAGTCTTCCCACGAAATGCAGTGACCGTACATAGGATGATACTGGATGACGATAGGATCGCGGTCGCCGTCCTTAAGTTCCTTGCACACCTGAAGCATGTTCTCATCGTCCTTGTCTTCCCAAACGATGATAAGATGCAAGTGCGGCGGCTCCACGTAACACATATGCTCACCACAACCAGGGCACCTAACCGGCTTCATCTGTATGCAGTACCAACCCTCGTAGTTAAGGTCGTCTTCCGCCTTAGCAGCCTTCATAGCATGACGGAACATATCATCGAACAGTTCCAGCAGAGGCTGAGGAAGCTGCGTCACGTCAGTAACGATAGTAACTGTTGGGCTATCAAACTCGGGCATTGTGTGACCTAAACCTTAGAGGGCGAAAGAAGATTGTCCACCACTTAATCGGCCAACGCTGCTTCTCGCCGTCTTCGTTCTTCCAGCACCAATGAATCTGGAACGATACGCCAAGCTTGTTAACCATCAACTTAGGCACGTACCAGCTAATAGGTGTTGTTCGTCTAACGATCATAGTTAGGAATGTAGTTGCCAGCGAGCATTGCTTCCCAATCGCTACCGTCTTCGGCTGCGATGCAAGGAGCGCGGAAACGACAGCGAGTACAGCTATAGTTCTTAGAAGGGTTAGGATACAGAACGAGGTCTGGATCAAGCATGTCTCTGGCTTCGTAGAACAGGCGCAAACCAGCGTTGAGAATCTGAGACTTATTACGGCTAGTAGCCTCAGTCCAGAGAAACTGCTTCTCGCCACGCTCTAGCAAATAAGCGTAGTACTCCTGCATCTTGACGCTACCGTCGTAGACCACCTTCAGGTTGTTCTTCTTGATACACTCAGCAAACATCTCTGCTGTGGTGCTTTCCTTCTGACGGTCAATACTCGGCAGACCCTTGTTAGTCATGGTCGGCGGCTTCGGGTACGCCTTACGGAGCGCGACGTAGTGAATGCGGTTAATCTCGGTGTACTCCAAACCGTACATTGCCGCTTCAAGAGGCGCTGCCCACAGATAAGTCGTACACTGCTCGTCCAGCTCTAGATGCGCGAAGTAGTCATCGTCCAGCTTAGCAGCGGTCTTGTAGTCACGAATGACATAAGCACCGCTATCGTTCAACTGCACGATCTGATCCATGCGACCGCGAGCGTGAACCTGCTTAAGCAGCGGAACCAGCTCCATACCGCTAATCGCCCGCTTAGGCTCTTTAAACAGTGGCCCGTACATATTCTCGGCATCGAAGTCGGGTTCCCAACCTTCAGGCATAACACGCCTGTCTTCAGCGTACATTGCCTTACCGTCTTCGTCGAGGATCGGAACGCTAAACAGATGCTCGTTGCTAACGATACGGAAGTCGTCGTTAGCGTCCGAGTACTCCTTGAAGAACTTAAGCATGCCTCGGCCCAAGTCGAGGTGTTCCATGAACTCGTCGTACCTTTCGTCGGCATTAATCATAAGGTCTTTAATGCCCTGGACGAAGTAGTAACCCTCTTGCTTGGCGGGAACGGGGTCACGATCAGCGTAACCCTCTAGCTCGCTTTCGTGGACGAGTCCACCGTTCCACTCCAAGTCGAACCAAGCCTCAAACACCGCTACCGGGTCTTCGGCCAGCTTACCGTAGTAATACTGGATACCCTTGTGGATGCCCGTACCGAACCAAAACGGCATGTAGACACCCATAGCAGCGATGCGGGGTGTAAGGTTGCGCCTGCTCGGTGAAGACCAAGCCCACCGGCGGCGACAGTCCTTAAAGGCACCACGATCCGAAGTGTGAATAGGGATGATATCCCACTTACTAGGGACTTCGGGCGGTGCGATTACTTGTGCGGTTTCCGTGCTAGCCAATGGTTCTGCTCCTGACCTTGGCTGACCGACTTAGCGGTCGAGTGCGGTTTATGTAGTTCGGGCCGCTGATGACGCTTGGCCCGCCTGTGCGTCTTATCCCTTTGACTCTTGGGGAAGAGCGGGGAGGGGGAAGAGTCAGCACCTTAGCAGATTTCTTCACCCTTGTCAAGCGGAGTTATACAGTCTACGCACCTAACGAAGTTAAGCGGCAGGTCATCCTTATACTTCTCAAGGCAGCAAACGTGTCCACGATCTAGATGCGCCTTAATCGTCTTAGCCTGCTGGCTAGCGCCGTGCATCCTACGTGCCTTACGCTTCTCTACCTCGTCCATCTTCTTCAACGAGTTATTCTCCACAAAAAGCCTGCCACCATTACTGCGATACCAACGAACGAAAGTGCAAGAACGAAGTTCATGTCCGTGGTACCGGCCAGAAGGCCGACGAGCCTGCCATGTCCTGCAACTGTTCTACCACAGCGAGCAATCCGAACGTGATAGCTGCCGTTCTGAGGTTAGCTAGCTGACGTTCCGGTAGACCGGCCTCGTCCAGCTTACTGAGGCACTCTTCCGCCTTCTGGAAGTTACTGCGATCATCCTCAACTACCGTTTGTATCGTTCTCATTGCGATACCTCAACTTCCGGTTCGTAGACCCCGATTTCCCTACTAGTCCCGTTGGGCATGACCGCCTCTATAAGAAGCATCTCTACACGCGGCCCGTTACGACGGCGTGTAATCGTTACATGATCGGCGTCCTTCAAATCGCGCAGAGCCACCGAAAGTGGGAGAACCGCCCAATCACCTATATCCAGTGTACTCACGTGACTACACCTAGTTTCTTGAGCAAGTCGCCTGCGTCACCGATAAGCATGTCGTTCTCCCATTCGTCCTTAAGTATACCCATGAGTGTATTAAGGTGAGCTAGCTTAGTCTCGATCGCTAGCGCATCTAGTGGCATGAGTTCCTGTAGACCGTACAGTATCCCGTCCTCTTCATCCTGCGTAAACAAGAGGGGGTAATCACGCTGCACTTGTACAGTAGGACAGTTCGGCTTGTGACCACGTACTGTAGCGCCTCTAGGCTCTATACCGCAAGTACACTCAGTCATGCTGCTACCTCGACTTCCTCTCTACCGAAGATTTCGTTGAACCAGTTTTGCTTGGTGTTAAGCTTGTCAAGCACGTAGTAGTCCACAGTGTCTTCAGCGAAGAAGTTGATGACAACCGGCGTGTTAACCTGGCCGGGACGCCAGATGCGATCCCTAGCCTGGTTGTTGTCCTTCGGACTCCAAGACTGGTCTAGGAACGCTACGTACTGTGCGCTCGTTAGGTCGATGGACTCACCGCCAAGCGACACTGTTGACAAGAACACCTGATGTTCCTTCTTAGGCCACGTATGCAGCCACTTCTCCAAACGCACGTCGTCGTTATCGGACGCCTTAAGCCTAATGTACGGTGTGCCCTTGTCGTACTGCTTACCGTTCTTATCGAACTTCGGGTCGAGTCTCGCCTGTAGCAAGTCGAGCGGGTCGTTGAAGTTGGAGAAGACCACGATCTGCTGTCTCTCGTCATCATCCCAACGCAGACCCTCGATAACCTCTTCCAGTGCGTCGAGCTTGCTAGACGGTTCTTCCAGCTTAATCTTCAGAACACGTCGCTGTTCCTTCTCGTCGTAGTACTCGTCAACCACCACAGGGGTAGCAACGCAGATTTGCCTAAGCCTGTTAAGCTGAGACAGGACGTTCGGGCTGGTAATCGGGTAGCCCTGCTTATCCAGCGTTTCCAGCTCCGTCTTGATTTCCTGGTACATGCGAAGCTGAGTCGCGCTAAGCTGCACAGTCACAGTCTCGTAGACAGGTTCCTTAAGCTCCTTCAGTACTTCTGTCTTCGCTCGACGTGGGCCGAACTCTCTAACCGTCTTACGGAATTCGTCCTTCCTGTGGGGCAGTACACCCTTAACGACGGCCCAACCCGTCCAGTCGTCAATCTCGCAGAAATACCCTCGGAAGTCCCAATACGATGTGAACCGCTTAGGATCAAGAAACTGCAACAGCGAGAAGATTTCGTCGGGACGGTTGATAAAGCCGGTACCCGTCATAATGTGCTTGTACTTGCACTTAAGCTTCTTGATGTTCTTAGTCCAGTGGGTATCCGGGTTCTTCATGCGATGGGCCTCGTCAACGATAACAACGTCCCAATGCTTGAGAAGCAGCCGGTCACCCTGCGTAAGCGGGAGAGGCAGATTACCCTTCATGTTGCAGGTATCACAGGGGATACCCACTTTGTCCATACCGCCAGCCTGGTTGCGTACCCACCTGAAGTCTTGTAGCCCGATACCCTTACAGTCCGGGCACTCCTGCGTCTTACCGAGGTTACACTTCTGCATCACGTTGTAATGCGTAACCACGATATGCGGCACCTTAACTTCGTCGGGGTACTTGCTGCCGATCTTCAGGCTCCGACCGTTAATCACCATGCTAACACGCTTAGTGTCTACATTGATGATCGTGTACCCGTCCGTCGTTTTAGGAATGTCGCGGAAGAAAGCACCCTTACCACCTCGCGTGGTGATAACGAGGATAGAAGGGACTTCGATCTCATCCCGCTTTACCTTGTAGTCATGCGTCCACAACGCTGTGGAGGTTTTGTAACAACCCATGTCCGACCAGTTAGCAGATACGTCACGCTCAATCAGTTCACTTATGTCTGTGCGCTGCCAATCAGCGGGAACGAGTTTGTCTGCTGTCTTAGCCGCCATAGGACTTCAACTCCTTTTGTATCTGTTCAGCACGATACAAGCCTTCGTAGTGACCTTGCCCGTCGTCACCGAGACTATCCTTCCAAACTTGGTCAGGCACCATAACGAACAGACCCACAGCCAGAGTCAGCAACCTATCGGCGCGAGCCTGTAGAACAGACAGGGCTTCCGCAGCATCGTTGCATGCGTTGCCCCAATTATCGTTACAAATGCCGCCTTTCACTGCTTCGGCTAGTTCTGTGGTAGTGCGGGTATCAGGCATCTCTGTCAGTCCAGATCGTGTACTGTTTATCCCACTTAACCATGAAGGTGGCAGGAGTGTTGGTATCGTGGTCAAAGCAGACCAGTTCGATGAACCCGTCTACGTTGTCTGTCTGCCTAACGTGGTACTGAGTAGCGTTGTGTACGATCCGATCCCCCGGTCGTACATCTTTCGCCAGGATGGTCTTAAACTGTTTGCCCACGCTAACCTCCCTGCCGGGATAAAGGGGATACGCCCCCACTGTTGAGCGGAGCGTAGCAGATTCAGGCAGCTTTGTCAAGCACGACGCTAAGGGCTTTATCCTTGTCCATGCCCTTATCGTACACTAGGTACTTGTAGCGCCTACGAAGCTTACGGCACTCTGGCCGCTTATTGCAGAAAAAATGCCTACCGCCTGTCCCATGAAGAATCACGTCACCACAGGACAGGCAGGTAGGCCGGTTGCTTTCACGGACAAGAGCGATAGACTCGTTGAGGGTGTTACCTGCTAGCATGAAGTCTTCTATCTTATCCGCGTTACGTGCCAACCACGCGCTATGTCGCGTAGTCGGGTACTCTAACTCGGTGCATGTTGCACACCACCCCGTAAAGGGGTCAAGCTGCGGTACGTCATTACCGCAAGATGGACAGTACTCTACCAGGGCTTACGTGCCTCCACGTTGGCAGTATGCCAGAAGTGAGATTGAGGACAGCCCTGCCGAAGACACCGGTACTGATCGACTAGTACCCTAGTATCGTCTTCTTCGTACATCAGCTTACTACGCCATTCGTAGTGATGCAAGCCGAGTGTACACAACAACCTGCCAAACATGGTGCAACTCCTTAGTACGTTCCGTTCACTCGCCGGTTGTAGGCAGCTCCGCAAAGCGAACCATACCTACTACGGCAGTAACCGATCATCCAGCGCAACTGGGTCTTAGGGTTGGTACGCCAGTCAGGGCCAGCACTAGCCATTTTAGTGCCTGGATAGGCTTGAGGGATACCATACGCCTCATACACGTTACCGTGCCCATGCCCGAAATCGAGCGTTGGATCCATCGTAGCGTTTTCCTTGCTAACGATGTACATGAGACAACTCCACTCTTCCCTG